AAAGATTAGCTGTTGTTAGTTCTGCAATATTACCTGAAGCATCCCTAAAGACTGCTTTGCCTGATGGTTGAGTAATGAATACATTTTTTGTGCCTGTTGAAAAACTTACAGCACTATTAGAATTTGAACTAGATAATACTGTTGTCCTTGCTAATGTATTGCTTGAATATGTGCCAAGTCCTACTTCAAACTGGGTATCAGCAACAATAGCATAATAAGTAGTGTCATTGTCTGATAAAACAGAAGAGAAAGTCCTAAAACCTGTGACAGCACCACCTAATGTAATAGTGCCTGTTCCTGTTGTGGTTGTTGTTTCTTTTACTCTATCTCTTACTTTTAATGCCATTACTCTAATGTTCCTTCTGTATGATGATATTCGACTCTATAGGTAAGAATACCAAAAGCAGTTGTCTTATCACCTTCTCCATTATAGTTCAACTCTTGCGATACTAAGAAGCTATCTTTAGCCAAATTGTTAATATTCTTGTCCGATGCCATAGTTTCTTTGACTTCTTTTAGTGTTGCATCAAGTGTCGCATCGTATGTTGATGACTTGACATACACTTCTATCACCAAATCAAGTATCTTTTGTATTGTTCTTGGTATGCCTATCGTGACTGGTTCTGATGTCTCTGATTGAGTATAAATACAAATGCAGGGTAGTTTGTCAGCTTCTACATTATATATTCTTGATTGAAAAACATTTGATCCAGTAGCATCTAAACCAGTCAGTGTAGTGCCTACTCTTTCTCTAATCTGTTGTCTAAAGTGTGCCATAAGACAATTCTAGCTTATTTGCCTTGTCCACGATACTTCTTGAAACTTCTCCTATAGTTTTTATTCATTGTTTTTGTGCTGATATTATTCCTGCCTTGTGAGGTTTTTTTACCTCTAACACCACATACAGGTTCGTGAACAGTTACAAATTGTTTTTTTGTTTTCTTTGGCATTTATTCTTTCAGACTATTTCTAGCAACTCCTTTCATTTTTTCATAAGTTCTCATACCACCAAGCCCTAAAAGCGAAAGTGTTAATGTTAAAAGTCCTTCAGTTTCTATTTGAGGTAAAGGCACATCACTACCACTCACAACAATAATCCAATTCAACATAGGTGCTAAAAAATATGACCAAAATAAACCAAAACATGCCACCCACATAATCGCAGGT